ATACCAACACTTATTCGCTCAAATTTGTATCTTTTTAAAAGATACAATTGGATACAAAAGATACAATTTGAAAATGAAGGTTGATTATCAAGGCTTATTTAAGCAAAAATACTATTATCGTTATGTACCAACAGTTATTTAACTACACCTCTCAAAAAGCTAGCAATACCAACAACTTAAGGGACGCGCGCACATGATTTGCTTTTTTTATTTTCCTATTTATAGAGGGGGTTGTATACAATAATATGTTCAGAAAAAAATCAAAATATAAACATGTTAAAATTAACAAAAAGAAATATTACTTTTACAAAATTTCCTGGGTGGATATTACCGCCGACGGAGGCCATGCCACTAGGGAAGAGTTTGATAAGTTTGAATGCTCAAAGATGGTATCCTATGGATACATATATAAAAAAACCAAGAAGTTTGTCTGGACGTTTGCGTCGTATGATGAGAAAGACGAAGTCTTCTCTGATAGAAATATTTTCCCTAAAGGCTGCATTCTTAAGATGCAGAAATTGGATGTCTAGAAAAATTGACTACTTAAGTGAAGAGATGTACAACATCTGGAAAGGAGATTTTATGCCAAAGAAAAAGAAAAAAGTTAAGAAGAAAAAGAAAAAAGCTAAAAAGAAAAAGAAAAGATAATTAAGATGTGGAATCCGAATCAGATGTATTTTTTGGGGATGGTAGTTTTTTTACTATTTGCTCTTTACTGTTTGAGTCTGATTCCGAAGTAGTTCCAGCTAAGAATTCTTTAGCTTTTATTAATCTCTCGTTCTTCTCTTTGATTGTTCTCATTCTTTCATAGAGTTGATCGAGATTCATATCGTCAATATTTCCGTGTCTTATTACTTTTTGATCAATGTAAAAACCTCCAGCTTTACCTCTAGCAATTTCAGTAGTAGCGGCAGCCGCTAAATTTCTACTATCTTTTTTACCCATATCCCTAATCCTTGCAAGTTCTTCTAAATGACCCTCAAAACTAATGCCATATTTTTGCCTTACTTCATCTCTGAGATTACTGATGTAGGCACACACTAAGGGAAAGTATTTTGGGTTGGTTAATCTCGATCCTTGTTGAGCTGGGTGAGCCAGCCCTGCGCGAGTCGCAGCCTCTGTTTTAGAGACAGGAATTCCTTCTACTCCGTAGACTAATAGCTGGGCAAATTTCATTTGCTGAGCGGTCAGTTGTTTATCTGGTCCTGGAGTTCGTTTTATATCCATAATAATTGACAATATATATTACTTATTCTATAAGCGCAACAGAATGGCAATTACAGGAAAGATTCTAAATCACGCACTGAAAAAGTTCATGAAGGCCGAAGTTGCTCAGAACGCAAGAGTCCAAGTGGAATTACCAAACGGTGAGATGTACGATATGACAGATATCTTACTGCTGCAGAACCAAATTTTGGGTGACAATGAGACTCATAGATTAGTTTTTCGGTGTAAGAAATCTCCATATAATATGGGCAAAATCATCGGTAAATTATAGATCGATTTAACATGGTTAGACCACCCATGAGAGAGCGAGAACTTTGGAGAAAATTAAAAAATGCGTCTACCTCGATTTCGTGGACCAGACTGGAAAACTGGGCTTTATTCGGTACTCCTGATCTATTGGGCTATACTAATAATGGAAACTTTTTTACTCTTGAGCTAAAGACGACGACGTTAAAAAATGTTAACTTTGTGCGGTTCTCCCCGCACCAAATATCTTTCCACATTAAGCATAATAAAAATACTTTTATTCTGGTAGCTTGTACCCTGAAGCTTGGGGGCTTCAGACTTTACCCTGGTTCCCGGATACGGGAGCTCGTTGACTCCGGCTTGAGGCTTGAGCCCTTAGCTTGTGGCTTGGCTTCCTGCGTAGCTTTGCTTGAGGGCTTGTAGGCTTGGGCACTGGGTAACCATTGTCCCTGCACCATTGATCGTGGATCTCGTTAATGGATTCTGTACTGAACTTCATAAATATCTTTATTCCAACACGCGCGACAGCTGCCGCAATTGTTCCCCTGTTCTGGGGCCGGGCACACGTGACCAGCTCGGGGCTTCGATACGACTGTGGACCAGTGCGACCAGGCCTGACCGGGTACGGTGTCATTTTTCGCGTTGCTTAATCTTATAATTAAATTTTTAGGTATACTACTACCAGATAATGGCAAAAATTTGCGCTCCTGAGTCGGTAACCAGTGACTGGTCTCCGGTGTAAGCTTGCAGACTTCAAAAATATTTTTTAGGTGCTTGGGCCCTTGGAGGTCTCCTGAATCATGCCATCTAAAATGTTTTTTTCCTTTAATTAATACAACCATGGCTTGAACCCATTGCGGATGGTCCAGACTCTTCAGGCGGCGTTGCAATGCCTGCTGTACATTAGAAAAATTATATCTGCCCTTGAAGGCATAGCAGCCAAAGCATGGCGTGCCAGGGATCTCCCTGAGCTTCGCGCCAGTCTTACAGGCAGCGGCCGGCAGGTTATAAGAACCCTCAGGCATTTTGCCTGGGGCGCTTAGGCCCCCGGTGATTTTACTTGCTTCTTTTTTTAACATCTTTCTCCTTTGTTAGAGTTTTTCTTGTAATAGTTCAAAATGTTCTTTAGTTAATTTTGTATTGTGCTTGATACAAAATGTATTTAACTTAAAGAAAAACTTTACAATCTTTTTTTTATCTTTTAATGGTGTGTTTTTTTCATCAGGAAAATGCTTATCAAATATTTCCAACGCACCGCTCATTAGTTCCTTAGTTAGTCTCATGTTTCTCCTTTGTTAGTTTTTATAATCCTAGTTTATCCTACAGCTTGGACCCTGTCAAGCTTGGTCGCTCGTGCCCTGATTCTTTATGGGCGGGCCCACCCGCTTGGGAGCTTGCAGCCTTATTCCTTTTTTCTTTTTTTTATTTTTTAAACGGAACCGCTGGGCAGCGGTTCCGGTATTCCATTTAATTGTTTTAAACATTAATCAAGGACCACCATATATTGTTTTGGAAAGTACTTCTTGAACCAGTCGAGACCAGCCCGGACAACGTCCCAGTGCTCAAAGCGTTCCGCCCCGATGATGGTATCATAGACGCTGGCAGCATAGCCCGGCATTTTAGTTTTTTCTCCACTAAATCGATTCGCGATTTCTACTTCCTTGTCCTGGTATACAGAACAATTGAAGGGTAGCGTAACCTGCTGGCCGTGCCATTCTATTTTTTTCTTTTTTGGTTTTTCTATTTGCATGTTTCCTTTCTGTTGTGGGTCCGGGCTGTTGGTTATGATCGCAGCCCAGCGTCCCATTCTGATTACTGTTA